CGCCCTCGATTGGCGGCAACGCCTGGGAATTCTCGTACGACTGCACCTCCATAGCGGCATCCTCGCGCGCTTTCACAATCGTGTTCACACCGCTGCGATCTAGATCCTGCACATTCATGTCCAGGTATTTCTCAGAATCGGGAATCGTTCGCTGCACGTTGCGTATCTCCTCCGTCTTTAGACCTTCCGCCGGTTTGCTCTCCGAATTGTAACCTTTAACTGCCTGTTCGAGACGAGATTGCACCTGCACATTCTTCTGCATTAAGTAACCGGCCGAAAGACCAAGCGCTAGCAGCCACGTGGACATACTAGGTGTAAACATGGAAAATTAAGGGGGTTCCGTGGCGCCAGGCATCGTATACTTGTAGACGAAATGCGCAAAGGGTGTGATGTTGCCGCACTGGAAGAATGCCTCCCCGAACAGCTGCTTGCCCGTCTCCTTGAAGGCGCGATAGAGATCCTCGACAGCGTCCTGGTTGTCGACCACCCACTGTGCTCGGTCACGGGCCATGGTCATCGGCAGGTCGTCGTCGCTGTCCGCGCTGCTCTCCCGGTAACTGGCGTCGTCGTCGCTGAAGACATCTTCCGGCAACTCACGCCCGTTCATCAACGGATCCCCCGACGATCGTGTGCTCGGCATCACTAGTTAGGATTATTCACTTGATTGGAATAAGTGTCAAGGTAGTAGAGCGTCATCAGTAGCGCATCCGCGAGGTCGTCACGTTTGTTGCCTTGAAACGCTTTAATAGTCTCCCCCGCGAAGGCTGTCGGATTTGCCGTTACAAAGTGCTGCACCCACTCAATAGCTCTCGCCTTGTTCTGTTTGTAGTTGCGCGTGCTGATCCCGTAATGCAGCTTGACGGAGCGTGCATTGATGACGATCGCACGGTGATAGTAATGCCATTGAATGAGCGATTCGATGATGCGCATGTTGCAGCGCATCTGTCGTTCCACAATTACTACGGCCGCATTCTGGAACAGTTGCTCGTAACGCGCGAGGAATTCACGGACGTACTGCACGTTACATGCAGGATAGTAACGCCCTCCCTTTGGAACGAGGCTCGCATTTTCCCAATGAATCACCTGATTCGTGCAAAAGTCATATGCACATAAGCCCAGATTCTTAATACCAATGTCGACCGCAACTACGTAGCTCATGCTCATCACAGTGCCTTGGAATTAAGTGCGGTTCGGAGGCGAACGCAAACTCGGCGCGGGGGGCGCGGGCAGTGGCGCAGGGATCTCCTCGAGGTCTTTCCCCTCTAACGGCAACACATCGCGATCACATTCACACCCGCAACATTTTATGTGCGTGCACCGGCTCTTCAAAACGTACACTAGCAACCCGGACACACAAGCTCCCACTGCCGTCACCATCATCAACAACCAAGTCCCATTTCGCTCGATAAAATCACGCTCGTAATCCGACATTATACACTAACGTCAGATTTAAGCGAAGCTGAGCAGCGCGCGACCGCTCTTAATCTGGAGCCAGTTGTAGTACAGGCCGTAGACGTCGACACGGAGCGGGGACGACGTCGCCGTATTGGTATCCCCTGGCATACCAGAAGCCGTGCTTTTAATTGGGGAAGCCGCATCGAGCGCGGAGGCGGTTGGATCGTCAAGGTGAAGCGAGAGCTTGGCATGCGACACCTTTGAGAAATTCACCGCACCCGACGGGTTTGAGCCCTCAGGGTTGAGCGAGAAGGGGTACACAAAGATGTTCTTCGAGCCCTGCATCCCGTATTCCATTTGGGTTTGGCCATGAAGAATTGGGGCATTCACTGCAAGCGACATGTTCGCCATCGTCTGCTTCTGCACCGAATTCGAGTTGCTGTGCAGCATCGGTAGCAGACGCGACTGCAGGTATTGCGCGTCGATGCCCTTGTCCAAACCGGGGTGGCGTTCCTGGCCGTTGAGAGTCAGCTGAATCGACTTAAGACGGATAGTCCCCTTAAGCTCATCAGCACCCCGCGTGCCTTCATTAGTAGCACTCTCACCCATCATAATGCGGTCGTAGTTCGGATTGGTGCCGTCACCGTGGTAGAAGAAGAAACCCTTGTGTGCGTTGTTCACAGTAGGGCCACCCGTGTTATTAGCGTCAGCTACATTCCAACCAATGTCCGAGGTCATGTCGTTATCGCGGCGGATGGTGATGATCAGTGTAGTGACTGGGTGCAGGAAGGAAAGGTCAAGATCCAAACGACTACCACTCAGGCTCGAGAAGGTCTTGTGCTGATGCTGCCACAGTTTGAGCAGCCGCACATGCTCCTTGTTCATTAGCGTCGTCGCCTCCGGACCCGTCACGTGCACGTAATGGCACATAAGCTTTGCGTCGATGGTGCCAAAGGTCGGCTCTTCGACTTTGTACGCAATTTTGCCACTTGCCGGGGCGCCTTTCGTAATAAACCCGCCAAACTTGATCAGTTCTTTAAGGGGGCGGAACTTGATCGAGATGCGAACATCGTTACACCCAGCAACGGCCGCGAGCGGGAAATACTGCGACACATGCTTGGTGAAGAAGAGGTTCAGTGGGATGATGAGGGTCTTCTCAGTCATGTTAGCTGTGATTGCACCCTTGCTCACTGCTGAACCTTCGCCGCCGTAGCCTTTGAAACCGATGACACGCGTGAAATCCTTGTTGACTACCTTCTTAATTGCACCATCCGCACCGGGAAGCTCGTCCGTCATGACCCCATCACGGTCGAGGGTTGTTGCATAACAGGCAAATGGCGCACGACCCGTCTTCATCACGTGATCAAAACCCAATCGCTGCTCATCGGAGGTCATGAGCTCGTTTTTAATTTGCATCTGCTCACCAGTGATGGTCTCGATGTCATTCGAACCGACCGAGAAGGTAACCTTGTCGATCATTGCGAAACCGAGCTCGTCCACGAAGGCTGAATAAGCTGACATGTCGGTAGCCAAGGTGTTGTCGCCACTAATTCCATTGCTCCCGTACGGGATCGTCACACGCAGATCGACCGGGCCCAGCAGATCCGCGGCCTTGGGAATCACGTACTGCACCGTGGATCCGAACTGCATCGCGTTCTGTGAATCCACCTGACGGTACTCGACCTGGAAGTTACTAGTGCGGACGTAACCGACATTAGTAAAGTACGAGCGGGTGTTATCGTACAAGAGTGCGTCCTGGGGTCCCTGGTTGATTTGCAGCTGAGGCATGATTACTTTAACGTGAGAAAAACTAGACGACTGCATGCGCGACGAGGCGAACGCCAGGGTTCTCTGCGGCTTCCTTAAAGTAATCATTCTTCGTCTTCGCGTACGGCATCGCCAGGTTCACCCCGTTCGGCGGCACCCTCAACCCCGCCCCGAGGCTCTGATCCTTCAGCAGCGTGTTCACTGCCCGATCCACGTGAATCTGATACGCCGCCGGTGGGCAGTACTTCTCGTCGCACCCCATCTTCTTCCCGGGGGCCTTCTGTGCCGCGGTCTTGCTCATCTCCCTGTACGCTAGCGCCGCCGCTCCGAGCACCACTATCGTCGGCAGGTTGAACCACTCCGTCGCTGCCCCCACTAGACTGCTTTGCCCGGGTACGTACGCGTGTCTTGCCGCCGTTTGCAGAATCCCCCCTTGGCTTGTGACTGGGTTTAGCGCCATCTTGTTTAGCCGGAGCGTTGGAAAGTTGATCCCACAGACGCTTGATTTTCTCCGTCTCTTGCGCAAGGTCGTCGCGACTCTTAGTTAATTGCGACAAATCATGCTTCAGCTTCTCATTCGCTTCCTCAAGCGCTTTGTACTTCTTCTTCTCATCGTTGCGGAACTGCATTGCACGCTTAAACGCTTCCTCATCGCGTTTCGGGAGCGCTCCCTCCGGTTCGCCGTACGTACGGTGCAGACTTTCAAGGAAACTGTTGCGATGTGGGGCTGGACTCGCGAAGAAGGGGTCGGGGCGCTGCAACAGACCGTGTGCACGTGGCCTCATGCGCTAACTCAAGTTTAGAAAGACTAGCCGAGACTTGGCAGCAGTTCGCGCACCGGTGCGGTCAACTCCTGTTTTCTAACCCACTGTGCGCCTTCCTCGCGCCGTTTCAGTGCAAGTTCTTCCTCGGCCACCAAACGATCCTTTGCTTCGGCACGGTCCTCGCGTCGCTGCATCTCCTCCTCGGCAAGGTGTGGTTCTGTAAAGTTTAAAGCGGTCTCAAACTGCTCGCGGAGATTTTTCGCGTCACGTACGTGCGCATCCTCCCAATTTGTAGTGGTCTGTACCGGCTTCTCACCGGGCTCAGCTACCGCGGCGTTGTAGGCGTTTTCATCTGTTGCGTAAACTTCTGGCTGTCGATCCGCTGGGTCCGGGTCGTACGCATACATGCGCGTCGGCATCTGGGGGCCCACGTCCGCGCGCGTACCGTGTGCCTGCTGCTCGAACCGCGCGGGGAGTGCCACGGCATCGGACAGCGGGCGACCCTTGACCCAGTGCTTGAAGTACATCCATGCTTCCTCAATGTTCTGTGGCCCGAATTCCGCGAGCATTTGCAGGCGGATGTCTGCATCATTGGCCTTCTCTATTTGGTCACGCAGGTAATCGCGTACACCGGGAAGGTGCGTAAGCGAGGCCCGGCCCCATGGTGTGTGCTTCCACCCCGCACGAGCCTGCCCAACTTTACTACCGCCGTTGATGTCATCGGACTCCTTCCCGCGCATAGTCCAGCGCCGCACAGGCTTGCCGTCGGCGTTCTTGTATTCCTGATCGGCATCGGGGTCGTTGCACTCATGTCGACCTTCGAGCCACTGATCGAACTCTCCCTTTAGGCACTCATCCGCCTCATCCTTGTACAATGCTGTGATTTTGTCTAAGTACACACCGCGCTGTTGCTCGTCCAGACCCTCAGTGTCGTACTTGTAACGCTCCGACTGTAGAGCGCGCTTGAGATACTCCGCTTCGTACCGAGGCCACGCCTGTGTTTGTGCAGCATCGGCCGTAGTACCCTTTGTACCACCGCCTGTAGTACCGGTTGCGTTCGCGTCAACTGGCAGGGCGCCTCGAGCTTCCCATCCCCACGTCATTTTCCCTCAAATGGGAAAGTTTTTCTCAGCACACACTAAGTACAATGGACACTCAACAGGGCACACCGGCGTGGTTTAACGCGCGCAGGGGTAAGCTTACCGCGTCAAACTTCGGCGCAGCGGCCGGTGTGAACCCTTATTGTTCCCGCAAGAAAGCGTTACGTCAGACACTGGGTCTTGACAAGTTCAGTGGTACTATCGCGGCTTGTGTCTGGGGGACAAAGAATGAGAAGAATGCGATTAAGGACTACATGATCCGCACCGGTAACGTGGTGCATTGTAAGGGCCTATTTACACACCCCGATTACGCATGGCTCGGCGGTTCACCGGACGGTTTGGTCGGGGACGACGGCATCATTGAAGTTAAGTGCCCCTTTTACGTGCAGAAGTGCCATAAAACTATCCCTCCACATTACTATTGCCAAGTCAATGGATTAATGGAGATTATGGATAAGAAGTGGTGTGATTACATTAGCTGGACACCGACGGAGATGAAAATCTACCGCGTCTATCGCGACTCTGACTGCTGGGCATACCTGCTCGACCGTTACTGTGTGTTCTATGCATGCATGCAGCGAGGATGTCCAAACATACCAAACATGGCATCAGCCGAAAAGAAGGCCACACTGGCACGCATCGCCGAGTCCGATGCCAAGACTGACTATAACTTTTGGTCGGCTCTGGAGCCAGGCAACTTAAAGGGAAAATGGGACAGCCCACCGCGCTGCATCGAGTCAGAGGAGGATGAGGAGACCGAGGAGGTCAAGCGGGAGATCGCAGCTTGTGGTGGGATTTGTAACGGCGCGTGCGAGAGAGCCGCTCTTTCTAAGCGTGGAATGTGTAACGATGGCGCAGGTAACATTCGGAAGCTGCCCAAATGTGATGATACCGAGACCAAACATGGTCCCTCCTGACCTCGGTGAGTACACAGTAGAGGAGAAGTTTACGTGTGACATCGGGATGAATGATAACCGTCGCAAAGATGTAACGCCGGTCATGTGGAAAACGGTCAATGGGACTCCCACGATGCGCCACATCCATGCGATGGACAACACAGTTGGACTTGCTTCAATTGACCACCGACCTACGGAAACGGTGCCGACCGAACAGGGACCGATTAGCATCGGACGGGGGGCCATCGCGAACGTTACATGGATGCCCACTATAGCGGACCTAAACACGGCTCCATTCAGTGACACGAGACTCACTGCAATTTCTGATCGCTACTTTAGGTGAGTAATGAAGCATTTTGTTAAGTATGACTCCTTCGACATCAAGCAGCTGAATCTGTCTCTGGGCGCCGATCGCAACAATAAACCGACAATTGCCATGACCTATGGCGCGGCGAGTGGCGACGTCGCGCTCGTTTCCGCGCCATGCATCACCATGTGGCCACGCTGCACTGGTGACGGCAACTTCGGGACTATGTGGGGCCCGACCGACCCGGCGAAAGCGAAGTATACACTCGACCTCACCGACAACGCCATCAATAATACAGCAAATGAGTTCTTCGTAGCGTTTGCAGAGGTAATCGACGCGATTGACGATGCATTGCTCGACTTTGTCACGGCGAATCAGCTGCGCATCCTCGGTCGCAAGAATCTTGGCCGGGAGGAAATCAAGATGCTACAGATTCGCTCAGTTCGCACCAAGTACGACAAGATCAGCGGCGCTCTGAACGGGTATGCAGTGAATCTTTCGAGCGACAAGTACGCATGGAACGGCATGGGTGCTAAGACTCAGCGTGACATCGTGGTCTGTGATCATAACGGCAAGACTGTGAAAAACGGTGTCGTTGGCCCCGGTGACGTGGTGGCCGCGACTATGTACGCGAATCGCGTCTACACTGGCATGGCAGGTGACAAGTTTGGCATCCACTGGGGATTCCAGGACGTTTCCGTGATCTGCCAGCAACGCAATCTCGAGCAGAAGACGGAGGTTAACGCATTTGTTGGCATGGACTGTGCGTACGCCAAACCGTATGTCCAAGTTTCTGAGGACTTTCCTAGTACATTCGATGCCACCGACCAATTCGGCACGGAAGCGAACCCCATTAGGCTCGAGTGACAAGGAGAATCAGCCACCAAATACGAGCGTGAAGGAACCAGCTGCCAAGTATGGCAAACACGCAACAATGCCAGTTTTACAAGCAGATAATTACGCAGCAATCGACTTGCCGGATCTCGAGGAGTGGGATCCGACGAACGAAGGGGAGGGGGGCGGGGGGTTGAAACTGGACGCAACAGTTGTAGCGTGTGGCAAGCGTCGGACGGGCAAGTCTTGGGCTTTCCGTAACATAATGTACTTAATGCGGGACAAGATACCAGCGGGTATTGTGATTTCGCAGACCGATGAGCTTAACAAGTTTTGGCGTGATTACGTGCCTAAGAAGTACATTTACAACAAGTATCAACCGGAGATTTTGGATGCGGTATTTAAGCGGCAAAAGGGGATCCTCAACGACAAGAACCTTACCGACAAAGAGAAGGAGAAACTTGCACCCTTCTTCGTGCTCCTGGATGACGTGATTTCCGACCAGCGCCTCAAGTACGATGAGAACTTACTGGAACTCTTCGTCGCTGGGCGGCACTACAAAATCTTCACTCTCATTACAACACAGTACGCCAAGGCAATCACACCAACCATTCGCGGCAACACAGACTTTATGCTCATTATGAAAACCATCCAGGGCCGACAGCGCGAGGCCTTGTGGGAGGACTTCGCCGATTTCCTCACGAAGGACGCTTTTAATCGTATGCTAGACGCGTATTGCGAGGACAATGAGATCCTTGTAATCAACACTTGTCCCGACACCTGTATCGATCCGATGTCCATGATGAGCTGGTGGAAGGCACAGGAGATCGGCCCATTCAAAATGGGTAGCAAGGAGTACTGGGAATCGGTGATGCAGACGGATCACAAAGTGCCATCGAAAGAGGGGCCACAGAGCGCGTCACAGCTAATGAGCGCAAAGGATGTCTTTCCGGCACCGTGGGACATGATGGTAAAGTAATTCTGAGATTACTATCAGGATGGCGTCTCGTGCAATTCAAGTATCGGTTACACAGGTCGCCGCTGGGGTCGCCATTGGCGCAACGGTCGAAGCTCTGCTGCCGAAGCGTACGGAAGGTGCCGCGCTTTCAACGCAAATTTTTGAGGCGCTCGTACAGGTAGGGCTGAATGGCGCCGCGCTTGCGCTGTTCGTCGGTCTAATTCGCGGAGAAGGTTCAGATCCGACTTACGGAATCCCGTTTTCACAGGCATTGTATGCGTCGCAGCCGGAGCTGCAGAAGCGACTTGCAGCTTTATCCTCTGTAGTAGGTGCGCAGGTTGCTCAAGTTTCACGGCGAATGATGGCACAGACTGTAGCGGCGTAACGGGCCATTTAAGGTAAACCATCATCTGCTCCCACATCTGGTCAAGCGCGCGAAGTTTCTGGCGCGACTTAATTAGCGGGAAGAACATCGAGAATTGCGGGCACTCTAGCTGTTGAAAGAGGCGGCAGAAGACGTAATTGTAGTTGAGGAAGTTCTTGCGTTTGTCCGCCTTGAAATTGGCGAAGGGCACCTGCAGCTCCTGGAACATCTCGTCTAGACGCATGAGGAGTTGACCGCCCGGTTTCGGTGGCTCAATCAGGGTAATCCGCTGGATGATTTGGAGCCATTTCTCAATGAAAAGCTGCATGTTCAGAGATCGGAGTACGCCGCGGATGACATCCTTGTTGATAACGGCGTGGCTGCCATCACAGATGCGCTCCGCAATCTGGAGAAACTTGTCATCAGGAATGCGGCTCTCGTCCAACATGAGCTGAGAAATGCGCTCATGCCAGTGATGTATGCGCTTGTAGTTGGATGAGATTTTGCGTAGCGGGAAGTAGTGCTCGTCAACCACGCCAAAGCTTTGCGTCTGTACCGCACCGCAGTCACAGCACACATTGCAGTAATGGATGCCGGTGCCGTCATTGGCACTGCGAGCAAGATTACGGGAACCGCAAAGCTCACAACCCACAGGCGCGGTGCGGGCCTCCAGTAGACTATCCAGATCAGCGAAAGCAGCATCGACAGCGGCCTGATCGGAGTACGCCATGTGCTCGGATTCATACACTGCTTTCCGTACTGCCTAGAAAATTCCGGGTCATTTTCCAAGCACTTCATCAAGCATGAGTTGCCGCGACCGCACACTTGATCTTTTCATTACTAAAGATGATAACGGTTACAAATTTGACGATACTTTCGCCGGTGCGATTTGGTCCGTAGAAGTTGAGGGTGATACAGCATACGTTGTAAATCGAGCAAGCAGTTGGATCTTCCTGTGCTGCTCCGATAACCAAGATAGCAGTTTGAATGTGTACAATGATCTACAGAAAGGCGACCTCGTGCGCGTCGGTAATCTGAGCTCATCAGGGTACACCGATTACCTGACGATACTGGAAACCCGGCCCATTACAGAAGTTAGGAATGCGGTGCTCCCTCAAAAGGACATCCAATTTATCACTGACTTCAAAACGTCTCCACTGACTTCACATCTATTAAGCGCGGCTGTTGAAGGTGGTGGAACCTATACAACCGACAT